CACCAACCACATCTTCGTCTTTCATTATGCAAGTTTCTCAAGGTATAGAACCATGGATGAGCAACTATATGATCAAAGATTTATCAAAGGGAAAATTTGTGATCAAAAACGTTTTTTTGGAAAAACTGCTTGAGTCAAAGGGAAAGAATACTGAAGAAATTTGGGAAAGCATACAAAAACAACAGGGCAGTGTTCTTCACTTGGATTTTTTGACAGAAGCCGAAAAAATGGTGTTTAAAACCGCTAGGGAAATTTCTCAAACAGAAATCATTGTACAAGCAGCTCAAAGACAAAAATACATAGATCAAGGACAATCTTTAAATTTATTTATTACGGCAGACACAAAGGCTAAAGAAGTAAAAGAACTTATGCTTTTGGCCCACAGCATGGGTATAAAATCCCTTTACTATCAACACAATACCAGCGCAGCAAGTACTTTTGCAAAAAATTTTAACTACTGTGTGTCTTGCGAATAGTTACTTACAAATTAAATTTTAAAGTTAATGAATTTTTAAATAAATTTAATACATGACAGTAGAACATTTTTATTTATTGATAATTGCTTTGTTATTAATCATTCAAGTGTACCAACACGGAATGATTGTTAGGGCACACAAAGAAATTTCAAAACTTTGGGAACAGATTTCTATTTTTTCAGTGATTACATCAAGAACCCTGACAAGCATCATGATGACAAAAAAACAGGAAGATGACGCACAAAAAAAGGAATAATGATTTTAGTGGTTTGGGAGATTCTATCGCAAGATTTACATCATTAACTGGAATTGATAAAGCTTTTAAAAAATTTTTAGGGATTTTTGGAATTCAAGATTGCGGTTGTGAAAGAAGAAGAGATAAATTAAATCAAAAGTTTCCTTACAAATCTGGAAATTGAGTTATATTAATGGAAAAGAGTTACGCACTTGTTAATACCAAGCAATTGGTTATTGAGATGGCTCATCACATAACTGAGCACGATCTTATCGCTTTCGATACTGAGACCACATCCCTAAATCCAAGAAAGGGAGAAATCATAGGGTGGTCAATTTCAGGCGACCCTGGAAATGGTTATTATTTACCCACGAAGTACTATTCGGACGGAGAATTAAAGGATTCTTATATAGAGGGGAAAAAAGCTTACGATATATCTGTGAAGCTTTTGACAATGCTGATTGGAAAAAAACTGATCGCGCATAATGCCTCTTTCGATACTCGATTTATCAAAAATTATTTTAATGTAGATTTGTTACCGTCTTTGCATGCTGACACGATGCTCCTTGTTCACACAGTAAATGAAGAGGGGGCAGGATTTGGTACAAACGCCCCATTTGCTTTGAAAAGCATAGCTAAAATGATACAGTCAGAGCTAGGTTTGGATGTGGATAAAGCTGCAAATGAAGAGCAAATTGCTCTTAAAGAATCCATAAAAAAGAATGGGGGTACTGTTACAAGGGCTAGTTACGAAATTTGGAAAGCGGACATAGAAATACTTTCTGAATACGCAGCTGCAGATACTGATTTGACGTTAAGAATATACAATCACTTTGCGAAGGATTTAAAAGAACAGGGATTGGAAGAATTTTTTTTCATAGACGAAGTGATGCCTCTTTATAAAGAAGTGACTATACCCATGGAGGAAAAGGGAGTTAAATTGGACATGGATTTAATTAAAAAGACCAGAGATGAAGTGTCCGTGGCTCTTGAGGAGCACAGGAAGAAGGTCATAGAACAGTTATTGAGTTACTCAGAGGTCAAACACTGGATCATGATAAAAGCTGCGGGTGCGTTTCCTGCGAGCAATAGGGGTGCGTTCGCATGCGAACTAATAGACCAAATGGAAATAGAATTTCCAAAAGCAGTCACTGGCAAATATTCAATAACTAATCCAAACATATTAAGAATACCAGATTCTTCGCTTAAACAGTTTTTATTGCACGGTGATCCTCAAATTCTGGATAAAGACACTATTTTAAAAGTACAATTAAAACTTTGGAAAGATTCAAACGACGGTCAATGGTTTAACTTACAATCAAAAGACCAGATGGGTGAAATAGCCTTCGGCGCGCTTGGAATAAAATATAAATCTGTTACAAAAACTGGAAAACCCCAGTTTGATGATGACATGATACAAATTATAGGTGATACAGAAGAGTGGGCAAAAAATTTAAGAATTTATAATAAGTTATTAAAAATTAAATCCACTTACATAGAAAGATTTTTAGAGGGAGAAGAAAACGGTAGATACTATTTTTATTACAAACAACATGGAACAGTTTCCGGAAGATACGGGTCAGATGCACAGCAGTTACCAAGACCTAAAGAGGACGGTGATGAAGATCCCATAGTGATAGAATTCAACAATCGTGTGAGAACATTCTTCATTCCTGACGAACACAATATATTCATAGACGATGATTATGCTTCTCTTGAACCAAGCGTTTTTGCCCACGTATCCGGAGACAATGGATTGATGGACATTTTTAAGAACGGTTGGGATTTTTATTCAACCATTGCAATTCAAACCGAAAAATTGTACGATTATTCTCCCGATAAAAAGGCTGATAACTTTTTAAGGAAGCACAAACCAAAAGTAAGAAATAAAGCAAAAGCGTACGCTCTTGGAATACCTTACGGAATGGGAGCGTACGCTTTGGGTAAGAATTTGGAAATTTCAACCAAAGAAGCAAAAAAATTGGTCGATAGTTACCTAAAAGGATTTCCAGAACTTGAGAAGTGGATGAGGAGATCTGAAAATGATGCTAGAACTTTGGGTTACATAAAAACTCAAGTGGGTAGAATAAGGCATTTACCAAAAGTTAAAGCCATTTACGAACAAATTGGGGATACAATGCTTGATTACAACATCAAAAAACAGCTCTCTTACAGTCACGGCGAACAAGCAATTAAAAATATTTCTAGGGATTTTGTTAACGGTCTTAATAACGCAAAAAATGTACAGATACAGGGCCTATCGGCTTCTATAGTTAATCGGGCTGCCCTAGCGATTAATAGAAGATTTAAATCAGTTGGTATAAATGGTTGGGTGTGCGCCCAAGTTCATGACCAGATAATATGCGAAGTTGAATACGATAGACGAGAAGAAGCGGCCAAAATAGTTCAAGATTGTATGGAAAATACCACAAAATTAAATGTGCCTTTATTTGCAGTACCATCAATAGCAAAAAATTGGAAAGAGGGTCACTAACTGTATATTTATAGACGTAAAACCTTGTGATTAATGCTCTAGTGCTATTTAAGCATTCGAGTTGGAGTAAACAACCAACGAATAGAGAATTATATAACAAACTAAAATAAGGAAACAAAAAATGAAAGAAACAAACAAACTGGATTTCTACAATCCAATGGCGTACGTAACAAAACGTAAGCAAAGAGTAAAACAGTTCGGTGATATGGTCTATCTATCGAACAACGAAGAGTTCGAAATAGAACTTTTTAATCCCCTTTCAACCCACGTATTGGCAAAAATTAAACTAGAAGGTAAATACATTTCAGGCGGTGGAATAGTTGTACGTCCTGGTGAAAGGGTTTTTCTAGAAAGGTACTTGGATGACAACAAAAAATTTGTCTTTAAAACTTATGAAGTGGGACAAGACGCAGTCGCTCATGGGGCCATCTTAAATAACGACGCACTGCAAATAGAGTTTTACGATGAGGAAACGTATTACGCAGCTCCCAACAATCAATCCACACCTTGGGTGTTCCACAATTATTTAAATGGAGTTAACCCAAGCTACACCAATGATTTTTTCTATAGTACTTCTGGTGGTAGTACTTTAAATTTAGATGTGTCTTATAAAAACCCACTTAATAGTACTCTCACAAGCACAATTTCAGTTGGTAATGCTTCTACTAACGTCTTAGGTTATAATCAGAACGGATACGCTCTGGGTAAAGCAAGGAGTAAATCATCTACGGAAGACGGTCTTATGAGACAAAAAACCGTAGAAACAGGCACTGTGGAAAAGGGAAGTATTTCCGGTCAACAATTTAGCCAGTCGAGTCGAGAGTTCAATTTGTATGCGCGTTGCGTTACAACTTGGAAAATTTTACCAATTTCCCAGAAAAAAATCACAGCCGATGAATTAAATTCTGTTTTTTGCGTTGAGTGCGGGGCAAAAAAGAAAAAAGAATCTCACAAATTCTGCCCGCACTGCGGAAATAGATACTAAAATAATTAATCGCAAGGTTTACAAAAAAGGGGAGCAAAAAAGCTCCTTTTTTTATGTAACTTGAAAAATAAATTTCTTTTTGGATTGTCAACTTTATATATTTATAATTGAATAAAAACCGGTACTTGATGGGCCGAAGGTTACGAAAAATAATTATTTAACCGTTCACCGACAGGGAACACAAAACTTAACAACCATGACCATTAGAGCATTGGATTTGGGTCCTTTTGATTTATTGTGGAGGGACCTATTTGAATTGGATTCTCACTTTTCTTCGATCGCACAAAAAATTTCTCACCCGACTGACATTTACGAGTCTGAAGACGGACTTGTTTTAGAGATCGCGGCAGTTGGATTGGAAAAGGACGACATAGAAATATTAGTTAATGGCGATCAACTTCACATCAGATATAAAAAACCCCTAGTGGAAGAAAAATCTTATCACTACAAGGGAATCAAAAAATCTTCATTCGATTTGGGTTGGAAAATAGCCCCAAAATTTGATCTTGGTAAACTTGAAGCTTCCCTTGATAAGGGACTTTTAAAATTGGTTCTTCCATTGGCGGAGCCTAAAGAGCCAAACGTAAAGAAAATAGACATTAAAACTCCAAAACAACTCCTAAAGGGGTAATTTAAATTCGCCCATCAAGTAACGGTTATGTTTTCGATTGTAAAAAATTTTATAAGAGTAAACGATAGTCTTTTTTTGGTTAAAAAAACCTACAGAGAAGAGACAATCAAAAACGTGGACGGTGTCAAAGAATTCACCGGTAGCGATCATGTCTTTAAAAATGACGGAATTCTGTATTTCTGTGAAAGGATACAGGAGCTGGAAATAGAGGTCGAATCCACTCCAATTTTAGAAACACCATTAATAGAAGAAAAAAAAGATGAGTAAATTAAACCCAAAAAACGGTTTCGTTGTTTTGAAACCGATCGAAGAACAAGAACAAACTTACGGAAACATAGTCATCCCGGATTTAGGCAAAGAACGCCCTGAAATGGGCGAAGTCATCGCTACAAGTCAGACCTACAATTGGCATAGGGGGGAGTTTGTTGATTCTCAATTGAGCGTGGGACAAAAAGTTCTCATTCCAAAAATGGGAACAGCAAAAATTTCTGTAGCTGGAGAGGATTATTTTATCACCAAGGACACGGAAGTTTTGGCCGTGGTTGAAAATTAAAAATCATGAGCAAAATTAGGGTTATCGAAAAAAAAGAAACGCAAAGTAGATTTCATTGCAGCATTTGTAACGTCGAAACAACAGATATTGAAGATCAATATTTGCAGGGTCACGATCACATTTATTGTGTGGTTGATAACGAAATGAGATCGAAGGAAAAGAAATTGAATAAAAAATTAAACAGAAAAAAAAATTATGAGTAAAACCCAATTTGTCCACGGACAAGAATTGAAAGAAAAATTGTTATCGGGAATAATTAAGTTGAACACTGCTGTTAGTTCAACTTTGGGACCTGGCGGTAGGACTGTTTTGATAAATGATCAATACGGAGAGGTCAGAGTCAGTAAGGACGGCGTGTCAGTCGCAAAGGCCTTTGGTGAATTAGAGGACCCGATAGAGACAATCGGTGCTAACCTAGTGAAACAGGTTAGCATAAAATCCGCAAACGAGGCGGGAGACGGTACCACGACTTCTACGTTATTGGCCACGAAAATAGTAGAAGAGGGATTAAAAAACATAAGACAGGGGACAAACGCGATCGAAATCAAATTGGCCATAGATAAGGTTGTTGACGCAGTAATTTTGGGAGTTAAAAGCAAATCGGTTGAAGTATCTTCGCAAGAACAAATCAAACAAGTTGCCACCATTTCAGGCAATAACGACGAAGAGGTGGGTAACTTAATAGCGACCGCGATAGAAAAAGTTGGTCGCGAGGGCATAGTCACAATAGAGGAATCAAAATCAGGTGAAACTAGCTTAGAAGTCGTTGAGGGAATGCAATTCGATCGCGGTTATAAATCCCCCTACTTTGTTACCAATAACACAAACATGCAGTGCGGACTTGAAAATCCCTACGTGTTAATTTACGACGGCAGAATATCATCAGCGCAAGAACTTTTGCAGGTATTGAACAAGGTCAACGCTGAGAACAGATCCCTTTTGATGATTTCTGAGGACATAGGAGAAGAAGCTCTTGCCACTCTGATAGTAAACAAAATGAGGGGAATCGTGCAAGTGTGCGCGGTAAAAGCACCCGATTTTGGAGAGAGGAAAACCTTGATCTTGGAGGACATAGCAATTCTTACGGGGGGTCAAGTAATATCAAAGGACAAAGGCCACAAATTGGACAAGTTAACTTCGCTTCAATTAGATAGTTTTTTGGGCAAGGCAAGATTGGCAACGATTTCCAAGGAGGAAACCACCATCGTTGATGGTAAGGGAGAAGAAGCATCGATAGTCAAAAGAGCGGAAGAGATAAAGGAACAAATAGAAAAGGCAAGTTCTTTTTACGAAAAAGAAAAATTGCAAGAAAGACTTGGAAAATTGGTGGGTGGAGTTGCAATCATTAACGTAGGAGGAAACTCAGAAGTTGAAATAAAAGAGAAGAGAGACAGGGTAGAAGATGCGCTGTACGCCACTAAGGCAGCTCTTGCGGACGGAATAGTTGCGGGCGGCGGAATGGCCCTTTACAAAGCTGTTCAAACTTTATTGAGTCCAGAAATTGGTCCTGAGGCCATTGCTCACGACATTGTCAAAAAAGCCTGCGAATCTCCGTTTAGAACCATACTCGCAAACACAGGCAGGGAAAATTGGTACGAGATCGCACAAAAAGTTTTAGATCAAGATTCTTCAACTGGTAACGAAAAATCCGCTACTTACGACGCAAAAAGGGGAAAGGTGGTCGATTCCATAGAAGAGGGGTTGATAGACCCATGTAAAGTGGTAATTACCGCATTGAAGAACGCTGCTTCAGTTGCTGGGACCATACTAACCACGGAAAGCGTAATTTTTGAAAAGAAATCGAAGGACGAAAAAGAATCAGTAAATCCCATGATGGGAATGTAAAAAATTCATAATTTTAAGGGGGGCACAATGCACCCCCTTTTTTTGATTTTACTTAAAAGATAGATTTCCAAAATAGAAAACGTTTAATTACATTTATATTTAATAAGCAGTTATGAAAATAGGATTAATTTCCATGATGGGACCCGTTGGTACCACCCTAAATTCGCATGGCGGTGGGTACGGTTTAATTCAAACCAAAATGTTAAGAGACGAGTACCCATTGGATGATGTTGCAGTCAATCCAGATCCCAGTGATTGGGAAGATTACGACATACTTTACGTTTGCGAGGGAGTGAATTTTGTGCCCGGAGTTTTTAATATCCCAGGGGGTCCAAAGCCAATTCATTACGAAAAAATGAAAGCGATCGCAAACTACCCGGGCGAAATACTTTTTTCAAACACCATGTTTGATTTTGAACTATTTAACAGGAGATTAAAAATACCCAATTTACAATTACCCGAGGTGCACGACATTGCTTGGTACGAAACTTTTTACTCTCACGGTATGAAGAATAAGTTAGGTGTGATAGGGGATTCTCATGTGCTGTCCGTTTGGAGACCTGGATATTCTTTGGATTTCACGACTGGAAGAACTTTACATGGATTTTTAAGAAGAGAATCAGCGGAAGAGATTAACAGCAGGTTTGATCAAACTACTACTTATTTTATGAATATCGATATTAGATTCCATCTAATGAGACAAGTGAATCCAAAAGATGCAACTAAAGATTTAATTGGTAGATATGTTGATTTTTCCAGGAGATTGAAAAATAATACTATAGTTGAACCACTTCCAATAGAACACGAATCTAGAAAAATTTCTGGAACTAGATTGTATAAAAAACAACCATTCTTTGGAACTAGAGAAGAGAGAATGGAGATACGACAAATAGCTGTAGAAATAATAAGAAATTCAGGTCAGAAATATATATCCTGGCCAGAAGATTGGATTGATTTAGACGGAACTAAAATGTTGGATATATTAGAAAGTCGCCAATCTGTTCACTTAAAACCTCGATATTACCCGTTTTTAAATGAAATCTTAGGTTAATGAATATTTATAGTATATGAAATAACTATGAATTATAAAAAAATCTACGAAGATATTTGTAAAAGAGCAAAGAACGAATTAAATATTAGAAAAAATAAAAAAAAACTTGGAGAGTATTATGAAGGTCATCATATAGTTCCAAAATGTTTAGGAGGAACAGGATGGCCTACTCAATACGATCATTCAAATATAGCTTTATTAACCGCTAGAGAACATTTTTTATGCCATTGGCTATTACATGAAATTTATCCTGAGAATTATAAGTTAGCAAAAGCATTTAGCATGTTGTGCAGTGTAAAAGATAAAAATCAAGTTAGATATGTGCCTAGTAGTAGAATAATCGAATACGCCAAAATAAAAAGTTCTATTTTACATTCTAGCTATATGAAAAATAAATTTTGGTCAGACGAAATGAAAGATCGCATGTCTAAAATTCACAGAGGAAAAAAACATTCATTAGAAACTAAAAAAATAATGAGTGAAAAAGCTAAAAATATTTCAGACGATTTAAGAGAATCTAGAAGACTTAGAGGGCTAAGTATAAATAATCCAGCTAAAAGATTAGATGTTCAGAAAAAAATGAAATATAAAGCGCTAAACAGAAAGAAAGTATGCTGTCCTTATTGTGATAAAGAAGGGGCGATAAATCAAATGAAACAATGGCATTTTGAAAATTGTAAAAATAAAAATAATAATACTATCTGTTTTTAAATAAAAAATATGAGATTTGAAATTACGACGGATACTTCAAATAAAGACCTTCCAGAAGGAATGGACTATCACGAGGCAAAGAAGTATTATTTAAAAATGTATGGTCACGGGTTTAAATCAAAAATGCCACCCCCGGTGGTTGAACCATTTGAGGACAAATTTATAATTCGATGCGATAAATCTCTCGCCGGATTTAAAGCGTTTGCTGCCGAAAAAGTGATAGCAGAGTGTCCACTGGATACATTTGTTTACGTGGCGCCAAGGGTAGGTCACGCACCTGAAGCAATCGCAAATTTGGCGCAATTATACGGTAAGAAAGCCGTATTTTTTGCTCCGGCTTCAAAGGAAGTGTCAAAGCACCAGGCGGTGGTAATAGCCTACGGAGCCGAACTCAGGTTCGTTAAAACTCCCGCGATGCCAACTATAAACATTTACGCAAAAAGGTGGGCGGAAAAACACGGAGCTCAATACTTGAACTTTGGGCTTTCTGGAATTCCTGCTGTTACAGCTGGAATAGTTAACTTTGCCCACGGACTAAAAGAACCACCGGAATTTTGGTGCGCAGTTTCTACGGGTACCATGATACGTGGACTTGAAATTGGCTGGCCGAACGCCATTCCTTACGGCATCGCGGTAGCAAGAAATTTAAAGAGCGGAGAGATCGGAAGGGCTATAGTGGAAAGTGCGACAGTTCCGTTTTTGAAACCGGTAAAACCTGAAAAATTACCACCGTTTCCTACAACGGCCACCTACGATGCAAAAGCGTTTGAAGTCTTTAAAGAGAGAGCCAAACCGGGAGCGTACTTCATAAACGTAGGAGCAGACGCACAAATAGAAAAGAGGGTGGTTGAAATTGACATGAAAAGCGTGGATTCTCAAAGAGAGTGGGGCGATATGAGAGATTTAGAAAGATCATAAAAAATAAAAATATGTCAACTGAAAAAGAAAAACAATTAAAAAAATCAGATTTTAGTATATTATTTATCGACAGTCCTGAACATTTTCTTGTAGAAAGAGCTAAGGTTATTTTTGAAGGTCCCATGGTTAGATTTATATGCTTTGATGAATTTGATAAAGTGTGTAAAAATATTTGGTACCCAATCTTAAGGATTCATGCTATAAAATCCCTTAATTAAAAAATGGAAGAAAAAAGTATACTACAACAGGCGCACAACATAGTTTTCGAAAGAGCGGAAGAAAAGGAAAGGCTTTACGGTCCATTTGAAGAGGGTATGGAACAAACTGCCAGGATTGCATCTGAGCTCTCCAAGAAGGACATATCCACTGTCGATGTCTACAACGTATTGATAGCTCTTAAGCTGTCCAGAGCTTCCTGGAATTACAGAAAGGACAATTATTTGGACGCCATGGCCTACATGGCATCTTTGGACAAGTATTATTCAAATTTAAAACAAAACACGGAGGAAACAACCAATGAAGTGTATCAAAAACAGGGAGACTAACGAAATCGTTAGAGTCACCGATCAGCAAGTAAATCAAATGGTGGGAAGTAGATGGGAATTCGTTCCAAAATCTGAGTGGAAGACAGTTTCAAGGAACATTACTGAGAAACAAGAAGAGGAAATAGAGAAGAAAGAAATCTCAGTTTCCAAAAAATTGGAGAGAAGGAAAAAGATAGGAGAAAAACAAAGACAGCTCGAACATTCAGATAAAATATTAAAATAATGGAATCAAAAGATTGCGTAGTTCTTAATTGGAAGGACATAAACGATTTAGAAAAAGAAGTTTTAAAGGATATAGAACTGACCGATGCTTCTTACTATCACGGAATGCTTGAGGTAATTCGTTGGATAAAAGTTAATAACGTTAAAGAGTCCAAAATTATCAAGTGAACAAATTAAATTTTTAAAAATCATAACTTTAATATCTGCTGCCCTTGCTCTTTTAATTGTTGTTTTCTTTTTACTGAAAAAGGCCTTAGGAGTTTGTTGGGCTTGTAACGGTGCTGGTGGTTGGGTGGATCCAAAGAATGCTTCTTTGAGAATTTGCGAATTTTGTAACGGTACAGGAAAATACGAAAACAATTAAAGTAATACTAGTAAATGATCATCACGGACATCACAGATGGTTGGATGAAGAGACAGGCAAAGTGTAAACAATTCCATTCATTATATTTTCTTTTCTTAGGGAAGCTAGTTTTGATCTTTTAGCGGAAAAAGAAGCCGAGGGATATAAAACTTGTTATTATTATAACACAGTGGAAATAATTAATAAGGACGGTTCCCCTACTGGAGAAGTGGCTCACATGGCAATATTTTTTAAAACAGAAGGCATAGTCGATGAACAAAAATGATGAGTGGTATACACCCGAATACATAATAGAAAAAGTAAAAAGGGTTTTTGGAGAATCTATAGATTTGGATCCTGCTTCTAATATCATATCAAATTCCTGGATAGGTGCTAAAACATTTTACACAAAAGAGGACAATAGTTTAACAAAATCGTGGACTTGTAAAAATTGTTTTTTAAATCCGCCATATTCGAGTAAATTGATTAATAAATTCACTAACAAGTTGATTAGTGAATACGAATCTGGAAACGTAAAAGAATTCATTTGTTTAACAAATCAGGGAACTGACACTAAGTGGAATTTACCCCTAACAAAATACTATCAAGCTTTTACGATAGGGAGAATAAAATTTATAACAAATGAAAAAAAGGTTCTTAATTCCGGATCTAGGGGTCAGTGTTTTACTTACGCTGGACTAAATTTAGACAGATTCATGAAAGAATTTAATAACAAAGATTTTTACTTGCCCAACACAAAAATTCACATTAAAATATGGAGCTAAAACCAAAAAATAGAATTTTACACTTGGCCAAGCAAGTGGATCAGGATAGCGTTAATGCGATTATTAAAGAAATATTGGACATAACTCAGGACGATAATCAACTTATGAAACTTGCGAAAGTTAGTGATTTGATTTATGCACCAAAACCCATTCAATTGTACATTGACTCTTACGGTGGAGAGGCTTATTCCGCTATGGGATTAGTAAGTGTGATAGATCGATCTAAAATTCCAATTCACACCATAGTTGTTGGCTGCGCAATGAGCGCTGCGTTTTGGATATCAATAAGCGGTCATAAGAGATTTTGTTATCCGCAATCCACTTTTATGTACCACCAAGTTTCCACTGGTTTTCATGGAAAGGTTAAAGACACGCAAGACGATTTGGTTGAAACAGTTAGAATACAAAAGATCATGGAGGATTATGTTTTGAAAAAAACTGAAATTACCCAAGATCAACTTAGAAGGTGTTACGACGCTAAAAAAGATTGGTACATTGATTCAGAAGAAGCATTAAAATTAAAAATAATAGAGGAAATAATATGAATTTAAAAAATGAATTTCAACCCATAAGAGATTGGGCTGAAGACAAAGGAATTTATTCCAAGGGTGATTCAAAAACTCAGTACGTAAAATTAATGGAGGAAATGGGAGAGCTAGCTGAATCCATTTTAAAGCAAAATGAAGAAGAGTTCGTAGATGCCATTGGGGATTGCGTAGTGGTTTTGACTAATTTGGCCAAACTCAAAGGCTATAACATAGAAAATTGCATAAACTCGGCTTACGCGGTCATAGCGAAAAGGAAGGGAAAAATGGAAAACGGAACATTTAAAAAAGATGAATAAGCAGCAAAGACTTGATGGTGTTTACTTAAACATCGCAAAAGAAATATCAACGCTGTCCTATTGCGTTAGGGTTAAAGTAGGATCCATACTAGTAAAAGATGAAAATATTTTGAGCATGGGGTACAACGGAGCTCCTCATGGCATGGACAATGATTGCGAAGAAAAGGCTTACATGTACGAAGCTTCGGATAACTCGTTACACCCAGAAAAAACTATGGAGGATTGGCCTTTGGTGGATGATTTCGGTAGATATAAACTAGTGACAAAACCTCACGTTCTTCACGGAGAATCTAACGCCATACTAAAAGCCACCAAATCAGGAATTGCAGTTCAAGGATCTACTCTTTATTCCACATTATCCCCATGCATAGATTGTGCCAAATTAATAATTCAATCAGGAATAATAAGGGTGGTTTATTCTGAATTATTTAAACGTGATAACGGTAGTATTGAATTTTTATCTCAATTTGTAAAAGTAGAAAAGTATGATCTATAAAAACGCAACAAATGCGTTCGAATCACTGTATAAAAAAGTAGCGGATTTTGGAGAAGATTTTGCGGGAACAAAAGCATTATTTAACTGTTCGTTTTCTTTATCTGATCCAAGTGATAAAATTATAACCACTCCAATTAGAAAATTCAATGCGGATTATGCAAATTTCGAATTCGATTGGTACATGACCGGCAATAGAGATGCAAAGGAAATTTCAGAGCATGCCAAAATTTGGAAAAATATGATGATTCCGGGTACCACAAACGTAGTGAGCAATTATGGAAGCTTCTGGAATTATAATAACCAATTGAATAGAGTAATTACTGATTTAAAACAAAATCCAGATACCAGACGTGCAATAATTGTTCATTATTTGCTTCATGAATTAGACATTTACAAGTACGATACCCCGTGTAATGTAGTTTTAAATTTTTATATAAAGAACAATTTATTAAATTTAACCGTATTCTCAAGATCAATAGATCTTTGGTACGGATTCGGAAATGACCAGTATTGTTTTGCAAAATTGATGGAATTAATTTCTGAAAAGACTGGTCATAGTATCGGTCAAATGCATTTTTTCATAACTAATTTGCATTTGTATCCAAAACATTATAGTCTACTAGAAAAATAATTTTTTACGGTAAGGAAAATTTTTGTACTTTACAAAAAATAAAGTTATGCAAGCGTTTTGTAGTAGGGAATTTTTGGAATCCCAATTGTCTAGACTGACCAAGAAGAGTTATAACCCATACTATTGGTGGAGAAGGTACGAAACTAGAAAAGAGCTGGATAAAAAAACGCCTCTTTACGAAAAAATAAAGCACGGCGATTACGATCCTTCGGATTATTTGTATCAAATGGAACACGAATTCTATTTGATGGAAGATAAATTGGAAGGAGTTAAAGATCCCACAAAACAACACGAAATAAGAAAATTATTTTTAGAACGCATTAGACGATTAAACAAAGATTATTTTAAACACGAAAAGGAAATTTTCGAAAAAATGTATTCTGATTTTCGTAGAACATTTAACATTGATAGGCAAGAGTTAATTTATATAATGGAAAATTTTGAAGGTTCTTTGTTGGATTTGTACCAATACATTAAAAAATCAAAGAACGATGAAACAGTATAATAAATTAAAACTACCGAGTGATTCAGCTTGGGAAAGAAAAACTTGGAAACGTTTTATTAATTGGAGAGTGATTGAATTTTTGAGGCGTATAAAAAATTTAGTAGGGTGGTTTCCCACAATTTGGAGTGATCGGAATTGGGATCATTCTTTTATACTTAAAATACTTCAAAAAAAGATTGAATTTCAACGGAATTATCTGGTCAGCAAAAATCGCCATAAAGAAGTGAGTGTTAATAACAAATACATGACGCTTGCGCTCAATCTCATTGAGCGGGAACTTTGCGATTACTATTCAATGGAAAAATATGATTACCAAGATTCTGAAATTGAATTCGCTCCGGTAGAAGACATGCATGATTTAAGAGAACTTAAAATTAATTTGAAGAGCGAGAATTTTAGTGGTTATCTCAAAAAATATCCTAGTGCAGTAAGAAAGATCAAAAAAATATATCCGGAAAAAGATTTTAATGATTTGGAAACGCTTTCTTTTTACGTAGGACTTTATAATCAGGATAGGTGTAACAAACTTCTGTACAAAATATTGGAACAACATTTAAGTTCTTGGTGGGATTAATAAAAATTAAATATTTAATAATATGATATCTAGACTAAATAGTAATACTATACCTAGATTAGTAGTTGAAAAAGGAAAGTTGATTGTGCAAGGAAATTTTGAATTTAAAGTTAAACCTGGAGTGGTTGTTACTGAAAATCAGATTACAGCTAAAGAAGCTTCATTTCAATGGTGTCCTTAAGTTTCAGTGGAACTTCATAATAAACGATACGAAGAGCAAGTGGAAATATTTACCGAAAAATTAAAACAGGATTTTATAAAATTTTTTAAAAAATGAATCAAGTATTGTACTTTGGCGCTCAGTGGTGCGCCCCTTGCAAAATTTTTAAGCCTTTAGTAGAAAAAGTTTCCCAAGCACTAGGAGTGCATGTTAGTTACATAGATGTAGATCTTTCTCCTGAAGTTACTAAACAATATAATGTTAGTTCCATTCCCACCATAATATCAGTGAATTCTTCGGGTGTAGTAACAAATCGCCACACAGGCACACTAACTGCCTCAGCACTGAGTACTCTATTACAAAATACGTAAATTGGTAAGTTGTAGGATTAAGATTCCCGTATAAAAGTGGATATTTATATGAGTGAATGACAAACTTACCATAGTAATTCCGTGTAAAGACGAAGGTAACACAGTAATTGAAGTTCTTGATCTGTTATTCAAACAGGACTTGAATTTTAAAGTGGTGATTGCTGATTCTTCTTATGAAAAAGAATCTCTATCAATTCTTGAGAAATACGTTTCAGCTAATTCAGAAAGGATAACATTGGTTCCCGGTGGATTACCCGCTGTGGCAAGAAACAGTGGTGCAAAAAATGTATCAACTGATTACATTCTTTTTATGGATGCTGACATTTATTTAAAGGATAATTCACTCTTAAATAAGTGTTTACAGGTCATAGTGAGTGGAGATTATGATTTGGTAACTTGTAAGTTTAAAACCTTAGACGGAAAATACGATTGGATTTATAAAATATTTAATGTAATTCAGTGGGTGAGTTCTAAAACTAAACCATTCGCCATAGGGGGATTTATGATGTTTAAAACTCAAACATTTAAAAAATTGGGGGGATTTAATGAAGATGATAAAATTGCAGAAGACTACCACCTTAGCTCAAAGATCAAACCTAGAAAGTTTAAAGTCATCAATGTTTCGGCTTTTACTCTTAGTAGAAGATTTGAGAATAAGGGTGTTTGGTACATGATACAATTGGCTTTCGATTGCTGGTTGAATAGAAATGATGATGATTTTTTTAAACAAGATTTTGATTATTGGTATTAAACGATAAGACTAACTAATTTATTAAAAGAATTACTGGATCGACCATTAAAGTGGAGATCTAGAGGCGAAATGAATAGCGGAAAAGTTATTTATGAATTTAAAACCGAGTCCGGTACAGACTACTTAGTTATATTCGATCCAGAAGAAGACGGCACTTATTTGGTAACATTTGCCCCATGGGGATCAGATCCAAGCTCTATGACTAACGAAGGCAATTCAGTAGCCGTAATATCAACGGTTTCTGATATTGTGAAGGACTTTTTGAGTAAGTTTGATAATAAGATAAAAAAATTAAAAATACAGGCATCCAAAAGCGAAGAAGATCGAGAAAAAATGGATCACGATTCAAAAAGGTTCAGAGTGTATCAAGCAATACTTAGTAAATATGTTGATCGCTCCAAATACGATTTTAAGAAATCAGGGGACAACGAAATAACCATAACAAAGAAAACACAATCCTAAATGTA